TCGCTACTTCGCTACTAAGTCGGTCGCGCTTGGCGACGGTCGTACTTGTGTCTCGGTTGCCTTCACTGCCGAAACCGCTAAAGAACTTTGGGCTCATGTCGGGGCATTGGCGGCCGCTGATTCTGCGATCAAGTTCATCTTCTCGCCAACGATTGACGCGCACTGTCCGCCAGTCTTTGAGCGTCGGCGCGTCGTCATGGGATACAAAGAGATTCTGCAATACACCCCCATAGTAAGAAACATGATTAGTGAGGGTCGTCTAGTTCACACTGGGGAAGCCATGCTTGCCGAGCATGTTTGCCGAGCGGTAATGGTCAGAACGCAGGGCTCCATAGCAGTCAGCTCGCAAAAGTCAGCTGGACCGATCGAGCTTTGTCGGACGATGATTTGGGGAGCGGCGGCAGCTGCAAGACCGGGCAACTCCCAGAAGCCGATGCTTGTTACGGTTAGTCAGTAACATCTTCTTGGCACTCGTCCGCTTGCTTGCCTGTCGTCGGGATACCGCAACTGACTGGGCGAGTGCCACCACAATCCGAGCGCAATGTGTAATCTTGTGCTATGGGAATCTTTGATCGCAAAGTAAACAAGGCTGCTATCAGTCCCGCGCCTGCCAAAGCCGCTGCAGCTAGCGCAATGAACCCCGGGTATAGCTCAAGCAATGTCGGCGTAAATATGATCGGTCAGTATTACACCTACCAAGAAGGACAACTTCGCGCAGCGGCAATCTCAATCCCTGCAATCTCACGCGCGCGCGATCTGCTTGCATCGGTCATTGGCTGCATGCCCTTGCGCGCTTATTCGGAAATGTGGAACGGCGAAGAAATGGAGCGCGTCTATATCGCCCCCCGATCTTGGTTGCGTCGCCCCGATCCAACCGTTCCCTACAACTTTTTAATGTCATGGACATTTGATGACCTGTACTTCTATGGGCGCGCGTTCTGGTACATAACATCGCGCACCGCTGACGGTTATCCCGCAAGTTTCTCAAGGCTCCCAGCGGGAAGCGTGACAACTACCGACATGGCGGGCCCCGTCTGGTTTGCACCTTCTAAAGAAGTTTATTTTCAAGGCGGACAAATAGACCCTGCGAACCTTGTGCAATTTTTGTCGCCAACACAAGGCATGGTCTATTCATCACAAGCCGCTATTGAAACAGCGATCAAGATTCAAGACGCGAGGGCAAGAAACGCGAGCAGCTCCATTCCTGCCGGGGTGCTTCGTCAGACTGGCGGTGAGCCTTTAAGCGCGCAAGAATTGGCTGATCTTGCCGCAGCGTTCAACACTGCTCGAGCAACTAATCAGACTGCGGCTCTTAACGAATTCCTCACATACGAACCTACGACGATGAGTCCAGACAAGATGCTTCTTATTGAGTCTGCTAACTACAGCGCGTTAGAAACTGGCGGTCGTATTGGCAATGTTCCGCCATACCTGATCGGCGTATCTACAGGATCGTATTCATATCAGTCATCGCAGCAAGCGCGCATGGACTTGCTATTTTTTGGCGTCAAGTTGTACGCAGATGCAATCGCTGAAACATTGTCAATGAATAATGTTTTGCCTAACGGAACTTTTGTTGCCTTTGACTACGAATCGTATTTAGAAGAAAACTACTTAGCAGACAAAATGGAAAGTCCAGTACAAGAAGACACTCAAGAGGAGATTGCAAACTAATGATCAGACTTACAGCTCAAAGCGTCAGCATTGACGCAGCCGCCAGCGACGGCACACCAACTAGAACTATCACAGGAATCGCAGTCCCCTACGGCGTCGCAGCGACCGTCTCCGACGGCACAGAAGTCATCTTTGAGCGCGGCAGCCTGCCAGTAGACGGCAAAGCCCCACGCCTATTCCTCAATCATTCAAGCGAGAGCGCCATTGGCATTGTCACGGCCAGATACGACGACGAAGAAGGCATGATGTTTACCGCAAAAATCAGCAAGACCGCACAAGGCGACGACGCTTTGCAGCTTGCCCTTGACGGCGTACTGGACTCGGTCTCGGTCGGAGTAAACCCAACTAAAACTCGAGCAAACAAAGACGGATCAATAACAGTCCTAGCAGCCGACTGGATCGAGTTGTCTATGGTGCCAGTTCCTGCATTCGCTGGAGCGATCATCACAGACATCGCAGCGAGTATCCACCACGAAGACGAAGAAATAAGTAACATAGAAACAGAACCTACACAGGAGAACGAAACCATGTCCGAGCCAACAGTCCCAGCAGTCGAAGCAACCATTCCAACTGCACCAATTCCAGCACAAGCAAAACGCGAATTTAAGTTGCCAAGCGCAGGCGACTTTATGGCCGCTTACCACATTGGCGGAGACACATTCTCCAACATGAACAAAGCCGTAGCGGAATACAGCGCATCACAGCGCACCGCACTCCAAGCAGCTGCAGGCGATGTGCTTACCACTGACACGCCCGGCTTGCTCCCAATTCCGGTGCTCTTGCCGCTCGTGCAGGATCTAAATTTCGTCAGACCTACGGTAGAAGCACTCGGCGCTCGCGCGTATCCAGACGGCGGACAATCAAAAACTTTTATTCGTCCAACAATTACTACGCACACAAGCGTCGCAACACAGTCAAGCGAATTGTCTGCCGCATCAGCGACAACAATGGTCATCGCTTCAAACTCGGTCAGCAAGACCACGCTTGCAGGACAAGTCACCCTCTCAATTCAGGACATCGACTTTACTTCTGGCCCAGCGATGCAATTAATCCTTAACGACTTAATGGGCGAATACATGATCGCATCAGACAACTTGGCTGCAGACAACTTGCTTGCAGCAGCAAACTCGAGCGGCGTTTGGGACGGAACTCCAGAAGACTTGCTCAAGAGTGTTTACGACGCAGCGAATGATGTTTCGGCAAACCGTAACTGGATGCCGACCCACATGTTTGTCTCGGTTGATGTTTGGGCTCAACTCGGTCAGCTTGTAGATTCAAGCAAGCGTCCGCTCTTCCCATTCATCGGCGCAGGACTTACAGGTCAAAACGCACTTGGAGCATCAAGCGCAGGATCATGGAACGGAACCCCAATGGGTCTCCAACTTGTAGTAGACAGCAACTTCGCTGCAAAGACCATGATCATCACCCGAGTCGGTCAAGGTCAAGGCGACGCCTTTGAGTTCTACGAGTCCATTCGCGGCTTGATGAGCGTTGAAGTCCCAGCAACTTTGGGTCGCACAATGTCCTTCCACGGATATGTATCAACCTTTGCTGCAATCGGTGGAATGATCCGCAAGATCACACAGGCTTAGTCGAGAGCGGGGCTACCGCTCATGGCTGTTTACAGCATCACGCATAAATACCTCATAGACAACTACGCCGTAGTTCAACTTCTCACCGATGCAGAAATTGAACTCGGCGCAAGTGTCGTCCTTGCCGGGGTAGATGCAACCTTTAACGGAACCTACACAGTCCGCGCATTACCGCAGTACCTTTATGTCGGCATTGATAGCGAAGGCGATCTTCTTTACGATTCAAACATTCCAATCGCTAATCAAGTGCTCGTTGCAAAAACCGCCGATGATGTTGCTCGCACTGCCGCTTCTGGCACGCTGACAATTACGCAGACTTGCACTTGGGTCACGGCAGCCAACCTCGAGGACTGGATCGGCATTGGTACAGCGACCGCAGCTGACGCCGCCTTCCTGACAGTGTGCGCCGCAGCTGCTTCACAATTTTGCTGGCGTCGCCGTATGGAAGCAGGCTATGTGGATTCGCTTACAACTGTCCCTTCGCAAGATGTCTTTCTCGGGACGCAGATGTACGGTGGAGCCTTGTATCGCCAGCGCGGATCTATTGATCAATTCGCTTCATTCCAAAATATGGGCGTAACTCCAGTTATGGGTCTGAACGGAATGATCCGCCAGTTGCTAGGGATTGATCGTCCGCAGGTCGCCTGATGCCTGTCCCTAATTATACGGATCTATTCAACGAAGGCTACGACGATCTAGTCGCAAAGCTCTCAACGGTGAGCGGTCTACAAGTCAATAACGATCCGCGCAATATTACGCCGCCAAGCGTCTTTGTCAATATTGACTCCATTGACGGCTACAACTACAATGTCGCAAAACTTAACTTCACACTCCAGATCATCACGCTAGGCCCGGGCAACCTAGACGCCCAAAAGAGCCTGCTCAATATCCTCGCCCAAATCTACGCACTGAATATCGGCGTGGTCTCTGGACGCCCAACCAACCTAGACATCGGTGGCTCTGTGCTTCCTGCTTATGAGCTGTCCGTCTCAACGGTCGTGCAGACTGCCTAATCCACACTCTCGGTCTCATTATGTGTCAAACTAAAACCAACACTTCCAAGGAGTAATCATCATGGCTACAAGTACTATCCTCTCAAATCCGACAGTCACACTTGGCGGAACCGCGCTGACGGGCTGGTGCTCAAGCGCAGTCTTGAATCGCACTGTTACCGCTCTAAACGACACGACCTTCGGACAAACTTCAAACACTTTCACGGCGGGCCTCGAGGATAATGAGTGCACCCTGACCTTATTTTTGAGCTACGAAGCCGCAGCCACTTACGCAACACTTGCACCACTGGTCGGCACGAAGACAACTGTTATTGTCAAACCAACTTCGGCAGTGGACTCCGCAACTAGCCCGGGCTTCACACTCACCAACTGCTATCTTGAGACTCTTCCAGTGATCTCGGCTTCGCTCGGTGAGCTGCAATCGATTGACATCACTCTCATGGGTGGCGTCTTCTCGGCTGACACTACTAACCCATAATCTTCGGCCTTCCTTGGCCCGACGAAAGGAAACAAAATGAAGATCAAACTCACGCTCACACGCGGAGACAAAAAAGAGTTACTTATCACAAACCTCTTCGCAATCTCTGAATGGGAACGCCTAGAGAATCGTCGAGCGTCCGACGGTCGCGGCATCGGCGTATCAGATATGGCGTGCTGGGCGCACATCATGCTCGGCATCAAAGGCGAGACGCTTCCTGCTACTTGGCGCGAATGGTTGAAACAAAATCCAGATATTGAAATCAGCGGGGAAGACTCAACAGACCCAAACCCTACGGACGCGGCTACAGGCGACAACTCGCCGAACTTGTAGTCGCGACAGGGTGGGCTCCCACTTTCTACGCTGACACCTTCGACACGCGAGACCTAAGTACCATTGTCGCAGTGCTAGAAAAACAAAACAAAAAGAGGTGACATGGCTGACGGCATTGAAACTCGGATAGAGGTCTACGGTCTCAAAGAAGCGCTTAAAGAGCTGAACAAAATTGATAAGTCTTTACGGCGCGAGATTACTAAAGATTACAAAAAGATTACAGCTGGTCTAGTTGCCGATATTGAGTCCGCCATACCGCTTAATTATCCTCTGTCGGGCTGGGAACGATCTTGGTCTTTGCGCGGCTCCTATCAAGTGTTCCCTTGGCCTACCGAGCACAAAGTTAAGGCATACATCAACACCAAGCCGCCTAAAGAGTTCCGATCCAACACGGTGAACCTCACGACCTTTGCAATTAAATGGACTGGCGCAGCTGCTTCATTCTTTGACTTCTCAACAAGTAATCGCATGGGCGCAGCATTAACAGCCAAGTACGGAGATTCATCGAGAGTAGTATGGCGTCAATATGAAGCCCACAAAGAAGATCTCAACAGCGCTATGGAGCAGCTAGTGGATCGCGTCGGTAAAGCCGTCGGACAGAACTTGAAAGCACAATAGTCATGGCTGTAATCCTTCCAATCATCAGCGAGTTCAACGCCAAAGGAACCCAGAAGGCGATCAAAGAGTTCCAAAAACTCGAGGGCGCTTCTGCTAAAGCACAGTTCGCTATAAAGAAAGCCGCAGTCCCGGCAGCAGCCGCGATCGCAGGCATAGCCACAGCTCTCACACTTGCCACCAAAGCAGCAATGGAAGACGAAGCCGAGCAAGCACAACTGGCGCTAACTCTGCAAAATGTCACTGACGCATCAGACGCACAAGTCAAAGCAACAGAAGATCAGATCAGCGCAATGAGTCGAGCGTCGGGTATTGCCGACACGGACTATCGCAAAGCCTTAGAAGCGCTTGTGCGAGGTACTAAAGATGTCGGCGTTGCCATGAACGACATGAACCTTGTCATGGACATCAGCACCGCTACAGGAACCGACAGCGCTACGGTCGCAGACGCATTAGCGAAGGCATACCAAGGAAACTTTAAAGCATTGCGAACCTTGTCCCCAGAAATGGCGACCATGATTAAAGAAGGCGCAAGCCTTGAAGAAGTCATGGCTGTCCTCGGCGGTACTTTCGGTGGTGCAACGGCAGCAGCAGCGGACACGGCAGCAGGCAAGTTTGCGATCCTAAAAAATCAGTTAGACGAAACTAAAGAATCAATCGGCGCGGCATTGCTTCCAGTAGTCGAAGCCGTTCTGCCTTACCTAGAAAAGTTTGCTAATTGGGCACAAGACAACCCAGAGGCGTTTTTGTTTATGGCTACCGCTATCGGTCTAGTCGCAGCTGCAATCGTGGCAACCAATATCGCTATGGCACTTAACCCATTCAGCCTTATTGCGATCGGCGTTGGTTTGCTTGTCGCTGGTTTGGTTATTGCTTATAAAAAGTTTGAATGGTTTAGCACAGGCGTTAAGGCTGTCGTGAACGGCATTATCGGCGTATTTGAGATATGGGCGAACAGTTGGATCAAAGTCATCAACGCAATTATCAAGGGCTACAACGCGCTTCCTTTGTTGCCTGACATTGGTTTCATTAGCGAAATCAAAATCGGCAGAGTTGGCGGAGACGAAGCAACCAAAAGCGGCGGAATGAACATTCCTAAAATGGCTAGCGGCGGCATCGTCACTGGCGGCGCAACTTTGGCGATAATTGGCGAAAAAGGACCCGAAGCAGTGGTGCCCCTCAACGGTCGCAATAACGGAATGGGCAACTACACGATCAACATCAACGGCGGTCTCGGCTCAAGCGCAGAGATCGGAACAGCTGTCGTGAACGCGATCAGAGCATTCAACAGGCAGAACGGCCCAGCCAACATCGCGGTCGCGTAATGGCAGGCGTAGCGGTAGTCGGATCAGGTAATTACGACCTCGAGATTGATACTGGGTACAACTGGAACGCCTTTACGCTGGACGACGATCCTAAAGGCACGCTCGACTCCACCGATTATGTCCTAGACGGAACCGATCAGTACGCGACGGTTATGGACGGCACGATCGGCTTAACAGCGAAACGCGGACGCGCGAACACTGGCGACCAGTTCCCTTATGGCACGATGAACTTCACCTTGAACGACACTTACGCCGACGGAGTCTTCAACCCATTCGATACAAGCAGTCCCTACTACGATCCGAATAATTCTCTCCCCGGGCTTGCACCGCTTCGCAAAGTTCGCTTCTCCCGATACGACTCGCTCGGCGTAAAGAAATACTTGTGGGTCGGCTACATCGTAAACTTTGACTACACCTTCACCCTTGGCGGTCTAGACACCGTGAGCGTCACTTGTGCAGACTTCTCCTATCAACTTGGGCAGACTTTCTTGGCTGAATGGAATGTCACAGAGCAGCTCTCAAGCGATCGTTTTGATGACCTGCTAGATCTGCCAGAAGTAAATTACACAGGCACACGAAGCATTGAGACAGGCGTGGCGACCCTTGGCGGTGCAGCTGCTTACACGGTCGCCAACGGCACCTCGGTCGCAGGGTACGCCAACAAGATCATGGAAGCCGAGCAAGGCAGAATCTTTGTGGATCGAGAAGGCACTATTACCTTCCAGAAGCGCATCGGGCAAGTCCTAGGCGTCCCTGTCGCAGAGTTCCACGACACAAACCCACCAACCAAGATCGGCTACTCGGCGATTGACATTGCCTTCCAAGCAGACACAGTGGTCAATCGTGCATCAGTTCAGCACGCTGGAGCCACATCGCCAGAAGTCGCCGAAGACCTGACTTCACAAGCGACCTACC